TCAATCCTACTACTATTAGAGGTGTTGTATCTTCAGAAGGAGATAGCGACCTGTCGTAATGAACGGTCGCTATTCCCGGATTCTTGGCTTCTTGATGCAAGTCGCAAAGCGTGCATGAAGGATGCGAAGATAGTTGAGGTAAATTTATTGGTTCCACATCCATTTCCCCTTGAGGTTTTCTGGAGGTAACAGCTTGTTAAGCAACGAGTAGAATGACGGGTTAATCATCATTCCAAAAGGCATGTAACATGTTTCGTCTGGGTTATCAGGGTTGTCGTATACCACACAAATGGTTTGGACTTCTCTTCCTTTCAGGTCTTTGCATAGGACTACGGCTACATCACCCGATTCCATTGCTTTCTTTAAGGTCTTGAAATTACGGACACATTCTTCTTTTATCATGGCGGCTCCTATAGACCTTTATTCCATAGGAAGAATCATATAAAGTTTGGATCTTTAATAAGACTAATTGGTTAAAGTTAAATAATGCACGGGCGGTAGCCGCTCGTCGCCTTTGGCGAGCGGCTAAGCCCAAGAATTATTAAACGCAGTAATATGTCGCCTCCGAACCCAGGTTTTATTTTTTTACTGTATAATTTAATTGTAAGGAGAGAGCCTTTTCTCTACTTGCTCAGGTAGCGTCTAAGCCTATACATACCTAGACGGGACATGAATGGTTACCCTGCTTTCTCAAGCAGGGTTTCCTATTTATGTGGTTTTATTTTTCTGATTGATTAACGATTGATAGTGATACAACGAAATATCTAACGGCATGTGATACTTGCTGATCTGTAGTTTGTCTTTAGTGAAGACAGGGATTGAACCTACTTCAGGGAATTGAGAATCATCAGTCTTGATTTGTAAGATACGATTGTTTGATCTGATTACTTCAAACTTTATTAGCATTGTTTACCCACTCCATCTTACCTAGTACAGATGGACCTCTGAGATCTAAGATCTGTGTGAGAGGATGTACAATGCCATCAATATCTATTCCTCTTGTGGGTCTGGCGTTTCGATTAAATTCATAACTATATTCGACAGTTCGCTCTTGGATAAACTCCCGTTGCACTTGGAATGTAACTCGGACAGATGCTCTACGGAGTAACTCGTTTGCTTTTTCGATGAGGAGTTCTCTTGTTGCGATTGCTGCAATTGGTTTACCTTGTCCTTTGACGAGAACATTAGTTGTAAAAGTTCCGTCAGCGTCTGGGCTGAGGCCATCGAGGACTGCTTCTGATTCTGTGTTTGATTTGTAGAAGAAGATTTCATCTAGTATGTCACCTTGATGATCTAGGGGTTCATTTACTTTTTGGAATCCATAGTCGTAAGACCACGGAACGTTAGACATTCCTGATTCGGGACGAACATCCTGTTCCCGAATGTCAGATAATCGTATTAAGGTCATCCTTGTACCTTTGTGGGGGGAAACGCAGGACTTATTGACATTGCCTGCTCGTTAATCAGAAGCTGATTTCATCACCATCTTTAGCGAATACTGGGGAAGTTGCAGTTTCCGGTGCAGTATTGCGTGTGTACACTTCTTCTCGTGAGATAGCTTTTTGTGTTTCTTCATCTGCTGAAGTAAAAGCTGAGAAGATCTCTTTTCGTGTATCCATTAGATCTTCAACCTCATCATTGACATCGTACATAGGGATATCAAAGTTGATATATCCGTTGTTGTCTACAGGTTGACTTGATGTGTTGATGTAAAGACCTTCGTAGGCAGATAGTTTTTCTACGAGTTCGTCTCTATCGTATCCCATCCACATGTCGATATCTTTGTCTCCGCAATCAGTGATTGCATCAAGTAAGCATCTGAATGCGTCTTTTTGACTGTTCCATACTCGTTTGTGCATGGTGAGTCCGGGATAGCTATTGGTGTAAGAGAATGTAAGTGGTGCGTAAGATAATGAAGGGTCTGGATTAGCTTGTGAAAAGAACAATGTAACAGTGTTGGGATTCTTTTTACTTGCTTTGATTGAGTCAAACTTGAACTCATATCCTCTAGGGTTTACTTGGATATCGAAGTTCATTTCGTGATTAAGAGCCATTTTATATACCTTTCTAAGTATAATAAATAAAAAAAAGAGTTAGTAACCCTGTTGGCGGGTCCGAAGGACACCCCGCCAATAGGGCTAATTAGTGTCCTGTCCATCTAAATACCTTTTTAAGTTCTCTATATTGTTTACTTATCTCCTTTCCTTTTATTGCGTGTGTACTTCCAAAGTAGTTTTCGCATCGAATCACGCTGACCTGAAAGCCGTATTCGTCGGCTAAGTTTATATAAGGGAAGAATTGATCCTTTTCTGTGAATGGATTCGCTACACATATATCGGTTGTTGGGTCTGCTTGCATCCATTCTTCTACCTTAAATAAACAGAAGTTATAAGCATGTATGTCCTGTGATTCTTCGTATATGTTTTTATAACTGTCATCTTTTCTGTCTGCTTCTCTTTGGAAGTAATCAGTATCTGATACAGTTCTTGATGGGCATACTCTTCTTGCTAATGATGTCTTCCCACTACCATTTACTCCTCTAATAATAAAGAGCGTAGGTTTGATTGCACCTAGCTCTTTGAGTCTCTTTCGGTTGTTTCGTTCTACTACGTTGTTCTCAATACTTGACAACGTATCCTTTGTAGATGAGAGGTTTGTCATTGATCTTCCTATTCTTTTTATGGATTGCAATCTCTTCAACTAATTCTTTAGTTAGTAGTATTGATATGTTAAATACTATTTTGAGATCTGACATGTGTTGTTCGTTCATTAAATGAATTACAAACTTAAGTCTTTCGCCTTGGAACGGTCCTACTTGTACCTTTTCAAATGCTTTGTTGCCTCTTTCTAGTTCTTTGTTTAAAGATAAGAAGTCTTTGAGGTTACATAATTTAAGCATGTGGGGAATTGTTCTGATTTCCAATTCGCCCATTGTATTTGTAATCATTAGATTTACTTCTGAATGATGGGGTTTAAATTCGTTAGACACTTTATAATCCTTATATAGTTGAGTGGAGGATCCCTCCGCATGAGCGGGAGGGATCCGTAACGATATGATTCATTTAGATCTTATTGCAACTACTGTATCTAATACTTCTTCCTCTAATAGTTCACGGTTCTCTTCTCTATCCCATACCTCGTGCATCATTCCAGTTTCCCACATATATATTTCTACAGCCTGTAATACTTCATCGTATATTTCTTTCATGCTATCGGCTTCAATTACTTGATCGTTCCAAGGGAATGTTGCTTGTAGTTTTACTTTCATTTTTATCTCCATTTAATAAAGTTAATAAGCGGAAGAGCTGCTCCTGCTTGCCATAGCAGCTCTGTAGCGTTGACTCAGAACTCAATTCGCCGTCTGTCGCATTTGATGGAATCTTCTTTGTCGTGATATGCGGATGCTTTGAAGTAAGGAGCTTCGGAGCGTAGCGGAGAGCGGGCTGCAAGCCCATACAGAGTGAGGCGGAGCCGAATCCTGTTCTTACCTGCGAGTAGCAAGCGAAGCGAGCTATGGGTTACTGCGAGGAGCGAAGCGACGGGTTGTTAATTAAAAAAACAGAGAGGGTTGTTAGTCCTCTCTGTGTGGGGTTCACATTGCGATTGTGTCGAGTTCGATTGGTGTTTCTACTTGTTCGTTTACTTTGTTGAATGTTGTGTTTCTGAGTTGTTTTGGTACATAAGCTGAGAGCTTGTAGTAGTACCTGCCACTTTTTGCTCTGTATGCGTTGAGGTTGTACTCCATACCGTTGAGGGTTACGAAGGTGTTACCTTGACTTAGGGGTATTTCGGAGAATACGTGATCTCCTTTTCTTTCGATTTGTGTCATGTTTGATGTGTCGAATGTGAGAGTGATTGTGATTTGTTGATCGTTAGACATGGTTACTAGTCCTTGTAAAAGAAAAGAATGAATAAGCGAAGTGCATATTCCGAAGGAATAATATGCACGCAGCGGAAGACGTATAAAAGGCTTAGGCTAAACAGACTAGATAAGGGGCAAATCATGGCGATTGCCTGACACCGTTCGTATTGTGTGTGTAGGCCAGGCCGCTAGGCCTAGCCGGATCTATTAGTAGCAACTAGTATGCGATACCCCCTATGGCCCCCGGGATTCAGCAACCAGCTATAATAGAAAGGCCATTCTGCTATCAAAATTTTTGTTTGTGCCACTTCGTTCCATCTTGTACCATTTGACGTGGTACGGCTAACGCTATATACAACAACGATTTACAGCCAATGTACCAGTTGTACCAGTTGTTTCCCATTTCTCTTACTATATATACAAACCCCTTTACTTTTTAAAAAGTATGGTACATATGGTACAAAAATCTACAAATGCTTATATAACAGGGGTTTAGGACGTACCACACGTCACCCACGAGCATGGTACGTCCCGGTACAAGGTGGTACACATGTACCCCTTGCCCCCTGAAAACCTAGTCAATACGGCTCTTGAGCGTTAAACCCTTGATTCCTCGATTGCCACCGCCACCTAATCTAGCTCTTTGTAAGTCCCAAGCTGAATCTTGAATCAACCTGTAAACCAATTGAGCCTTACTTAATGGCGATGTTCTTAGCCCTTTGCTCCAATCTTTCCAATTGGCATAGGCCACATCAGAAGAAACAAAGCCACCGGGATTAGGACTAAAACAAGCTGATAGGAACTCATCCATAGGGTTGTTAATAGTGTGGTATTCATCAATAAGAGCATTTGAGTGTTCCGGCATAGGGAACTTCTTCTTGGGATCTTCTTCACTCTCAACAATACATGCTCCTTGATAGGCCCAGAAGGCAATACCCTCTAGTTCGGCCATTAGTTTTTCGGACAAACGGTAGTCTTCCCTACCCGCAAAGCTAGTGTTGAAAGGGATTAACACCATTTTGCCGGACAATCCAAGCCCCTTATTGGGCAATTTAGGGATCTCATTGGACTGCATTATTGGGATAGCATCAATAACCACATTGCGGATGGGTGCTTCGTATTTTCGATTAATGGATATAGGGTCTTTACCTACTATCGACTTAATAACCCTACAAGCAGCCTCTCCCTCTCGGTTAGAAACCTCAGATACCTCATTAATTGCCATTACTTTTGCGTGTTCAATACCCCAAAGACCAAACTGACCAGCAATATCTTCAAGGCAAGTACCCATATAACCCTCTCCAAGCAGGGCTTTGAGTACATTCATGATGGTTCCTTTACCCCCACGTATCTTTCCATACAGCAAAAACCACTTTGCGTACTCTCTATGGGAGATTAATGAGTACCCGAACATCCTCTGCAACAGATTGCACCAAGCAGTATCCCCTCCCGACCACTCCTCAAGACACTTGTGCCACAAAGGACATTCTGCAGAAGGGTTAAAGTTTACAGGAAGGACATAGGGGTCAAAGAAAGTATCGTCCCTATCAAACTTGTCCTTACCATCGCAATCAACAATCTTGTCTTGGAAGGAAACAAGGGTTCTGCAACTCTTGGTTTTAGGGGCAGAAAGCCAAACAGGAGCTTTATCTTGAGGAAGAGTCTGTAATGCCTGCAATGCACGCACCACTCCTTGGATCTTCTGTATGTTAGGAGCGTACCTAGAAGCGACTGTTCCATTCTGAGTAGTTTGCTGGTAAGTTAAATTCTCAAGAGCTACCCAAAGTGAACTTTCGATCCACTCAATATCTCTTTTTTTCCACTCTTCTCCGTACCATTCGTAAAAGTTTCCTCGCCAATACTGTAATCCGTTTCGATTATTAGGAGTAGAGAACCTAGTTCTTAAAAGATGGCGAGCGACTTGCATTGGCTCGGCTGACGCTAAAGTGGGTGACTGCGTCCCGTTAGTCATGGAAAATCTCCAAAGGTGTTAATGATGACAGATATGATTAGTGCAGGAATAAATTACGGAAGAAAAATTAATCCGTATTTAGTATCCCAACTTCTTAGAGGTATGAATAGACCCAATAGGGGTATAAGACCCTATCCTACCACACAACAGCAAGCAAATCAAATGTCAGCACTTACGCCGACAGGTGCTTTTACAGGTGGGACATTACAAAGAGATCCTTCTTCTAGGAACTATCAATTTAGTGAAGAAGATTTAATCAGAAGAAAACAAGTAAGAGACGCAAGACTAGAAGCAAGACGAGCGCACTTACGAGGACTTCAACAACGAATGCAAGTTCCGTCAGTAGAAGAAAACGTGCTGGGGGGAATACCTAGACCCGGATTCCCAACACTTGCATTTAATCAAGATTTAAGGATTACTTGATAATGGCTAATCCCTTAGAACAATTTATGGCAAGCAGAGAAAGTCAGAAATACATTGACCCTAAGCTGTACCGTCAACTTGCAGATTTAAACGCATCAATGGGATTAGATGTTTCTAGCTTTGAAACAGGAACCAAACCTTTAAATTTAGGGTCTGGTAAGTTTGCGTTAAAAGGATTGCCTCAAGGTGATTTATCAATTCCCCAGATAGACTTTGTTCAAGAAGAAAACATAGAAAGATCTATTAAGTTACTAGAAAAAGGCGGCACTCCAACTCAAAAGAAACAAGCCGCAACTCTTAAAAGAATGTTAGCAGATCAAACCATCTTTGATGCTAACACGCAAAAGTACTTAACAGGAAACTTTGCTGATAACTTAGAAGAGCTAGTAAGTTCTTCTGTGTCACCTGCCAGGAAAAAAGACATCCTAGAATTAATGCTTGTTAATAATAAAGGTGCATTAGATGAGGAAGGTATTAAAAAGGTCAGGAAGGTAATTCTTGAATCTAAAAAACTTCCCTTGTCTGAACAAAGAAAGATTATTAGACAAGAGCTAAAGAAAAACGTTAATACTAAAAGTCTGGGTTTAGGAAGTCTTGCAGGAGAACAAGACAAATCAGGACAAGTAAGTTTTGAAAAGATAGATAGAGAAACTCTTAGAGAAACGATGAATCGAGAGTCTCTTAATAGAAAAGATCTAGAATCTAAATTTAAAAAAGACTACTTAGATAGGACAGGAAAGAATCCTTCTCCTGAGACTGTCCGTAAATACATAAAAAATCAGTCATCTGCTAAAGCAGTAGATCCTTTAAAGATGAACAAGCTCGCTAGAGAAGCCAAGTCTCGAAAAGGCATGGCTAAAATAACTAAACTAAAGGGTGGCAAGCTGCTACCGATCCTACTACTAGCTTCACTGGTGGGGGGATTAGGAGGTGAAGATGCCTGATGAAATTGCTAAGTGGTCACATGACGCAACCGCAGGGAAAGTGCTTTCATTCTTTGATTCTGAAGGCGTAGCAAACGCTTTAGAAATGAACTCCTTTACAATTGAAGAAGAAGTTTCTACTCTTGTACAACATATGAGAGATCCAGATGCTAAGATCGCTCTTAGAGCGCATAATCAATTGCGTAGAGTTTTAAACGAAGTAGCTAAAGCAAGCGGCTTAATGGCTACGCAAGAACTCACATCAGATAAAGAAGGAAACCAAAGTGTCAAAATCACACGGAACACAAAGCTCCTCTCAAGCCTTAAGGAAACCTCGTCTCGTTCCAAAGTCGAAGGTAAGCCCGAGTACGCCGCCTCGTATCTCCCCCCAACTGACCCCGGAAGAAAAGCAAGTCTTCCATCAAATGAAAATAATGGGACCGATGGGTCTGTCGAGATCAGGGGGACAGATTCTGTTCGACTTAGCGATCAAGGACATCGACAAGATAGTGGGGAGTCGTGAAAAATACGGCTCTATTCTTTACTCTAAGTTTATAGAAAAAGACGAACCTACTAACTACTTTGCTAAAGTAGTTAAAAATGTATTACCTAACTCTCTTCTTTCAGAAAGTCCTGTAAGCATTGCTGCAATCATGTCTCGTATTGCAACTGTTACTATGCTTTCAGAAGGAGAACTGAATGAAGATAAAAAAGATTAAGACAAGGGAGGAAGGGAATGATTTATTTCCCTTGCCCCAAGACTACCTAGAACTTTCAGATGAAGGTCAAAGGGAAGCACGAGTAAATGCTTGTCGTCAGTGGTTGGTTCCCACCTCCAGCCCTGATGACAAGTCTGTTCGTTTTATAGGATCAATGCTTTTCTTTGAGCAGTGGTATTTAAACCCTGATGAAGAAGATGACTTTGATCCTATGTTCTTTGATGAAGAACCTGTACCTGTACCAGATGGTCACTTAGGTATTTATAAAGACTGGGCAACTAATAGATCTTCTCTAATTATTGCTCCCCGAGGTTTTGCAAAATCTAACTGCATTAGGAAATCAATCCTATTACAAATGCTTTCTAGACCGGGTTTCTCTTTTATATATGCGACCAGTACAAACGATAATGCAAAACAAACAGGACAGATTATAAAGACACAGTTCCAACAGAATGAGAGAATCTTTGATGACTGGGCTCCTGAGATGCCTGACAATCGAATTATTCCTAGAAGAGGGGAATCATCTTTTGGTACAGAGTTAATGTATCTTAAAAACGGATCTTGGTTTAGAGCTATCTCAAGCGAAAGCCGCCAACGTGGTGGTAGACCTAGATGCTATGTATTGGATGACCCTGAATATGATCCGCGTGCTTCAACGTCTATGTCGGTTCTTAGATCATACATGGATACTTTGCTTTTTAAAGTTGTTCTTCCTATGGTTACTCGTCCTGATACTTCTATTAGATGGCTTGCTACTTTCGTATCTCGAAGGCACTACGCATGGCACGGAATGGAAACACAGGAAACAGAACACGGAACAAAAGCAAAGGATTCAAGGTTCGACCACTGGAGTCGAATGATTATAAAAGCGGCCTATACAGACTCCTCTGATAAACTTGTTTCGTGCTGGCCTGAGATGTGGCCTGTAGATAGGGAAGCCAAAGAAAAAGATCCTCGTGTCCAAGATCGCATATCTCTTGAAGAGATTAAAGAGCAAATAGGCTCCGCTAACTTTGCATCTGAATACATGGCAGATCCGGGAGCATCTGATGATGTCTTCTTTCCTGAATTAAAAGAAAAACATAATTGGTGGGTTTCTGGGGTAGATGCCCTATATGGAGACACCCCCCACTCTTCTCTTACCTTTATCAATTGGGTAGATATTGAGGGGCAAAATAGGAAAATGCCTATCTCTGAGTTTCTTTCAGAGTCTTGGGTATTTATGACCGTAGACACCTCTTGGACTGCGACAAAGGACTCAGATTATAAAGTTTGCACAGTTATGGCCGCGACACCTGATAATGAGCTATTTGTATTGGATGTTTGGTCTGGTCAATGCGACGAAAACACTCTAGTCCGAAAAATTTTCGAGGTTGCCGACAAGTGGCGGGTTCCTTCAATTCACCCCGAAGTCGTAAAGCAATCTTTCGCTCTATATCAGACCCTAGATACTTTAGTCAAACAAAGAGCCGTAGAGATGATCGGGGTAGATCACCTTCCGAGGATCAAACCGCTAAAGGTGGGGATGATCTCGAAGCAGAGCCGAATAGCCTCCCTTCAATTTAGATTTGAAAATGGGCTTATAAAGCTACCTATCCAGAAAAGAATGGATCCTCATTGGAGGCAGCTTTTCGATCAGATAGAACAATTTAACCCTGATGTGCCTGATGGGGGTTTGGCAAAGGATGACCATATTGATACTGTAGCTATGAGCGGTTCAATCCTAAAGGGCCGAGCTATTAACCCTTCAAGGGAATCCGAAGACGATAGAACACCAGAAGAACGCATATTAGATGGGGAGTTTTCAGATGAAAACAACATTCCTTGGATCGCTAAGACCCAAATAACCCCAGATCTTGTAAACCAAGTAATTGCTAGAAGGATAGAAGATGGACCAGATGCCTCCTCAAAAGTCTAAAGATGACCAATATGTCACAATCCCATACTTCTTATATGAAGCAATGGCAAGGGCTTATTATTTAAGAGAACAAAACTCTGACCTCCCCGTTATGGATACTCCTAGTACACCGAAAACAGGAGAAGTGGGGGGAGATCTTAATTTGAAGGATTTGTATTTTAATCCTAATGACATACCGATGAACTGGAAACCCGGCGGTGTTGCCGCTAAGGAACAATTAAATGTCCCATCAGATATTCAAGCTACCCAAGAACAAGACTGAGATTTGCCGTGTCATTAGAGATCATGCTCAAAGAGAAATAGACCGGCTCTCTTACCGAAGAACTATGTGGCTGCTTGCCTACTACTACCTTAACGGTATGCGTAGGTTTGATGTCTTTAATCCTAATACAGGTCAATTGTCCCCCAACTATCTAGACGAAGAAGGCAACATGGAGTTTCAATCGCAGGAACTCCTTTCTGCTATTGATAGGGCTGCTTCTCGTATTGCATCTATGGATCTTCGTCCCAAGGTTCTTAGGACTGGAACATCTCTCCCCATGATTCGCCAGCGAGCAACTGCCCAGCTATTAGCGGATTCATTGGTTGCAGAAGATCAGATTGCTGAAGTATCTAAAACCTTTGCTCATATCTTTACGTCTCTAGGCTCCTGTGGTATCCAAGGTCACATTACCGACCACCCAACTATTGGCCTGACTGCCGATCTTGAAGTAATCCATCCTAAAGAACTATTCCCATTCCCCTCTCTTGCCCAAGACTACACTAAGAAAGCTGGTCTTTTGCGGCAACGAATTGTTCCACTAGACACTTTGATTGAGAAGTTTGGTAATCGCATCAAGACTAATCTTGAGAAGATGGAGTACTGGGAAACTACCGTTGGTAGTCACATGGAAGATCCAGATGCCAGTGATGCTGAAGATAGTAACTTCTTTGATTCTTTTAGTGATCGTCAATACAGTGATGTAAATCCAAATGAAGCAATTACTCTTGTTAGAGTTAGAGAGCTTTGGCTTGATGGTCCTCGGAACACTTGCTCTCGATATGTAATCTGTTCAGGCGATTACTTAATCGAAGACGAAGATCTTTCCAATACTCAAACGTATTGCCCTATTGGGGTAGCCCGTTTTATGGAAAACGGATCATTCCACGGTGCTGGTTTGTTTGATCTCCTCTTTAGCATTAACCGTGAAATGGAACGAATGCTTAAGTCTCTATTCAATAACATAAGAGACTTAGATCGTTATGGCGTAGTTGTTATGCCTCAAGGTTCCTTCAACGAAAGATCTATGCTTAGAGAAGTCGGCAAGGGATTGCGAATGATCTCTTACCAGCCAGATCCCCTTAACGAGAAGTTTAATCCGTTTGTTATCTCGCCTCATAATGCAGGCGATATCCCCGGCAAAACTGCTGCGTTTGCTAAAGAACTAATGCAATCAATTAACCCTGTTCAAGATCTCATTGCTGAGAAGGGTAGAGTTGACAGTGCTACTGGTCTTCAATTCCTTGATGAACAAATTAACCGTGCTATGACAAACCCCACAATGGGTGCAGTTCAAGCCTTTGGCCATATGTACCGAAGTCTTGTATCATCTGCTACAAGAGAACTGGTTATTAAACCAAGGCAAATTCCTGTACACGCATTAGATCTAAACCTTGCTGGTGCGGTCATTGACTTTAAGAATAGTACAATCTCGTTTGAGAAGAATCCTATTCCTAACTCTTCTCACCTAACCTTTACAGTGAATCAAATACATCCTCGATCCGAAGTAGTTCGGAAACAAGAAGCAATTGCTATGCTTGAGAAAGGATTAACTGATCCTGAGGGTGTTAAGCTGTTTGCACTGAAGGAAGGTTTAGACTTTGCAATCTATATGGATGAAGATCAAGCTGCTTATGAGCTAGTAGTTCAGAACATACTAAACCTGTATGGTAATGGTAATGAGTCAGGTCAAATTGTCCTAACTCCACATACAAGTAGACCTGAGCTTCAACTTCGTGTATTGTCCTCATTCATGTCTGGGCCTTTAATGTCTCAGGCTGATCCTTCTATTATCGACGAGTTCAAGAAATATCGAGAAACTCTAATTCAATTCATGGGCCATTCACTTCCAGCAATGGTTCCAAACCCTGACTCAGCAGCTATGTTTGCTGAACAGGCTCAGATGGGGCCACGCCCCGGACCTCAAATGCAAGGAGCATGATATATGTCCGAAGAAACAACCGAAGCAGTAGAAACTACTACTGAAACTACCCCCGAAGTATCTACTCAAGAAACTACTGAAACAGATTCTAGAATCTCAGTGGGGGGTAAAGAATATACGACTGCTGAACTAGCTGAAGCTAAAGAAAACTATGACGCTTTAGTAGAACAAAATGAAGCTCTTCATAACTTTAAAGAGGCTACATTCCGATTAATGGATCCAAATGTAGATGCTGAAGCTAAGAAGAGAGATGCTCGTGAAATCTTAATGGCCGCTAACTACACGCCCGAACAGGCAGATGAGTGGGTCAAAATCTATGACCAACAGGAAGAAAATATGACTGAAGAATCAAATACTCCTGCTGAACCACAGCCTGAGAACAATCAAAACAATCAAGAAACAGCTCGCATGAATGAAGAAATTCTTAAAATGCGTGCAAAAATGTTACAAGATAATCTAGAAAAACAAGTATCTAATTCGATTTCATCTACTAAAGATGGAAAAGTATTAATGGATTGGATGAAATCTAATCGCTCAGGTGAAGAATTAAGCAGTGCTGAAGCCAGTCTTACTGAGAGAGTCCGTGCGCAAGCAATGGAAAACCTTAGACAAAGACGAAACATGGCAGGCACGTTTGATGATGCTTGGGTAGGAGAAGAGGTAACTCGTGCTGCTGAAAAGATTTCGGCAGACATGCTTACGGTAATCGGCGATCCAGCCAAGATTGGTAGGGTTTCGGAAACAAGTCAGCAAGCTGAAAATTTGTATCGTTCTAAACCAACCCCACTCCCTGAAACAAATGGGAAGACTTATGGAGATATCGAAGGAGATCTAACTAAATGGACCTCCGACCAACTCTTAAAGGGTCTTTCTGATTCAGGGGATCAATCTAAATTATGAGGTGAACTCATGGCTACTACTGGCTCAATTTTTGATACTGAGGCCAATCGAATCGAAGAGGTTCTCAGTAAACAAATCGACACCATGCTTCCTACTATGGACCCAGCATGGCGAGATACTGTTATCACATCACAAGGTGTTGGATCACCTAGTGAATTTTCTAAGGATCTTCAAGTCAACAAACTCTTCCGTGGCGGTGTCACGGGTGTAATTGATGGCGGTGGACCTGCTGGCGACTGGTCAATTTACGGAACCGCTGGTTCTACACTTGGCAAGAAGCTGCGACTTGATGGAACTGCTGCTGCATTCCCTGATGCTCTCGAAGGTGCAAAGCAAGCAACTTATAAGATGACAGTTCCAATGAAGGCACTGCATACTAACCTTGCTCTTTCACTTGCTGAAATGCAAATGGATGCTACTCCTGCTGTTGTAGATCAAGTTATTGCTCCTACACTTCAAGGTTTCGCACAGAACCTTTCGCACACTCTTTGTAACTACTGGTACGTAAGCCAGAACGATAGTTACATGCTTGATGAAGTAGTAAGTAGATCAGCTCCTGATGATACTGATGCTCCCGGTGGTACTAATCCAGCGTCTGCATTTGTATCAAGTGTTATTACCCTTAAAGGTAAGTTGACTGATCGATTTAATGTTGGTCAACGTGTCGATGTTGTGTCAGCAAATGGTGGTGATCGTCGTAACTCCGCTGGTGATGATGCAACAGGTACTCGTATTAACTGCTGGGTTAATGCCGTTGATGATATCAAGGGTACAGTTGAGCTTATCAGTGATGACAATGCTAGTTATAACGGTGACACTAGCTGGATGATCGACATTGCTGCAACCGATAGAATCGTTCTTGCTAACAGTGGTCTTCCTCAAGCCGGTGCTGCTGCTTCAGCTTATAGCGGTATTGCTGGTATTAACTCATGGCTTAAGGGTGGCGACGGAAACGGTTCTACCGTTAATAACGCTAACACTCTTCTTGGTACTGAGTCAATTACTGGTGCTGCAATTAATGTTAATGATCACCCTGAATTTAAATCATTCTTCAAGGGTTCTGTAGGTGCATTAACTGAAGGCAAACTCCGTAAGTATGTTCGACGTTTCCATGCTGCTAAGGGTAAGTATGGCATGTCAATGGACTGCTTGATTGCTAGTGACGGTGTTTGGCTGTCTTACGAAGCACAGAAGGTTGGTCAATACATTATTGATCGAACTAATGGTCTTTCTAGCCTTAATTCACAAGGTTCAGAAGACGGCTTCAATTTCTACTTTGAAGGTCGTAACTATAAGGGTTACACTTCTAACTATGTAGATTCTGGTGTTGTTTACGGAATTAAGAAGTCTGGTAACAACTGGAAGCGATACGTTGCTCCTGATTACTCCGGTCTTACTTCAATGGGTGAAGCTCCTTCACACGTACCATTCCGATTCGTTATGCCTGCACTTACCGGAACTAACTCCGCTAAGTTCCCACTTCTCGCCTCCGGCGCTGTTACCGAACAGGTACAAATGCCCGGTATGCTTCGTATGCAATTGATCCCAGATCAAGCTGCTGGTATGAAGCTCTCAGGTTGCGATGTTGATGTAGAGTATGGCGACTGATTTTAATAACTAGGTTAAGGGGGGGCATTAGTCCCCCCTTGCCTTTTTTATTAGCGGATGGCTCTTGATGAAAAAGAAAAACCCACTCAAATCTATACCTAGAGGGAAAAAAGGAGCGATGAAAGGTTGCAGCCTCAAGAGTGGTTGTAAATCTAAAAAGGGCGGATTGACGGCAAAGGGCCGTAGGATGATTAATAGGAAAACAGGTTCAAAGTTAAAGGCTCCTCAGCCCGGCGGTGGACCTCGGAAGAGATCGTTCTGTGCTAGAAACAAAGGGCAGATTAAAAAGTTTAACATTGACTGCCGCAAGACACCTAAGAAAAGAGCTTGTCTTGCTCGTAGACGATGGAAATGTACAAACTAATGCCCGAGGTTTTCTTTGGAAGAACGAAGCTACAGCAAAGATATAAATGACCATTTAGGTTATTTAAGGCAGTGGACTTCTTCAATGCAAAAGGGAGGTTTCTTCTCCCTGTGGGAACACGACGAACTTTATAACCAAGCCTACTTAACGGCTTCAACGCTTTTAAATAAGAATTACGATCCAGAAAAGGGGACCGTGATTACTTATTTGAAAGCGTTTTTATGGCCTCGTGTTTTTTACGCATACGGTAAATACCACGGATGGCGTTATAGAAACTCTAAGTGGATAACACTAGAAACTTCTTATGCTTCTGCTTTTAATTTAGAAGAACCTTCATATGTAATTCCTGAAAAAGGTGAGCTTCCCCCTAACCTAACAGACGAAGAAATAGATATCATTCTTATGAGAGTGGGGGGAATGGGTTATCAGGAGATAGCCAACAATTTAGGGTATGCTTCTGGTACTACTATTTCATCTAGAATCAAAACTAGGATCTTTGACAAGTTTAAAAAGTCAGGACTCTTGGAGGAAAACAATGGATATCGAAATTATATTTGACCCTATTTACCATGCTCTAGATCTAGGGCTAGTTATAAATGAGAATCATGAGATTCTTCCAGATGGCGAATGGGTTTCTTGGTGCAAACGAATCTCAGGTATTGACGATTTATTCGTATATCGACATAAAGAAGCAGGTACTTTTGTGCTTTCTAAATGGATTTACCACCCTAAGAAAGACGGTATAGGTATTGCGATGGAGCTAGAAGTTATGTCCGACCATCCAGATAAATATCCTATAGATCTCCCTTCTGCCCACTCAATGAGAAATAGATTGAAGTCTAACTCTGGTATGGCAGAAAGTATGAAAAAGAGCATTCGAGATAGAGCTAAGGCTAAAAGGCAACAAACTATTGAAAATGCAGAAGAACGGCATCGAGTAGCAGATTGGTTACATCGAAAAGGGAATGTTAAAGAAGCTGCGGCTCTTCGTCAGAAAACCAATTGGAAGCCTGAAAATAGCCCTGAATTTGAACAGTTTAAACAAGATATTAAAAACAAGGCCAAAGGCCGTATCATTACAGGTGGTATATGAACCCGCTACTTAAAATGCTTCAAGCTGCTCGTGGAGCAAACATTCCTCGCCCCTTACGATCTAGGGCGTTTAAGGATATTCGTGGTGCAGGCAAAGGATTTTCTAAAGGTAACTTTACGATGTCCCAAATGGCCGAAGACGAGCTTGATAAAATTCTTGATCTAATGAATACCAGTAGATACGATAACCCTTACATTGATGATCTTCTTGATGAAGTCATTAAAATGTATAAACGTGGAGGCGGTCGATAATGCACTCTAATCAATCATTCTTATATACTTGTCTTGAGCGTGTTCGAGGTTATCTTGATGACCCTGACTTCGATGCTAAGTACGACAACAACTTTTTAATCCGGCACATCATTAGTCCTTGCATGACTGATGTTTGGGCTAGGATTAATATGAACTTAGATAATCCTGTAGTTCTTCGTCATGATATTGCTATCGACAAGGATACCGAATACTACATTCTTCCCCCCAGTATTGGTGAAGTATGGAGAGTTGCCGCAAGAGACTCCAAAGGTAGAATTATAAATGAGCTTATGCCTCGTAATGAGTTTCATCCTCAAGGTGTAGGTTTTGCAATCGAAGGTAATTGCCTTCGCGTTGATCCTAAAGTCCCGACTAAAACATACACTCTTTACTATGTTCCAAGCGGTGATGTTAGACCTCACTATGGAACAACTGCTTCTGATGCAGGTCTTGCAGGCGATAAGAAAACATTTACCTTAACTACAAGTCCTACAGTTGGTGATCTTGACAGAAGAGATAACTCTTATGCAGGACAGATTCTTAGGATTATTCCTACGAGCGGCAAGATTGAAGAACGTGTAATTGAAACGCATACTGTTGCTGACAATGGAACCGCAACGGTTGTTACACGACTTCCGTTTGCTAAAGCTCATGGCAATCAAGTTGTTTATGAAATAGCTCCTATTGGTATGCAGTCTCTTTACGAAGCTATATCTGCTGCCGCATCTCTTAAGTTAGGTGCTTATCGAAAGATAACTGCTGCTCACCACCAGATGATTACTCAGCAGTACCGCTCCGCAATTAAAACTGCAACCGATAATCTTGCTAATATGCAATTGCGTACAGGTAAGTACTTTGATAAGAAGACTACCGACAACCCTGCATATGGTGAAATTGGATTTGTCTTTAGATAGGATTAATTAATGGAAAGTACATATTCAGAACCTATCTCAAGAAGATACATTACTCCTGAAAACGCAAGAGGGTTTGGGCAGAGCATGTTCTTGGGGGGGACTCTTAAACGAGAAGTTCAATTAAGGTCTACTAATCAAGATGCTTGGAGTTCTAGTAGAACAAATAATCAATTACCCTTGTTCACTTTTGATGATATAGGTGATTGGACTCCTCCAGCTACCAATGTGTTTATTACTACTGATGGAGGTGGCGGATCCGGTAACGATCAAACAGCAAGAGTTATAGGCACTAGCCCTATCTCTGTTGCTACAACTGGAACAAGTACAGTTAATGGAGTAACGACAACAGACTACACGGCAAGTCTTTCTGTTGATCCAACTGATTGGGGTGATAATTACAATACTGTTTTTAATACGATTGTCTCAGCCCAACAAGTGCCTTTATTGCTTTCTCCTCTTTCCACAACAAACTTTGGAGTTAATTTAGTAGACTCTGCAAACAATGTAGATGTTCGCGGTCCTATTGTTTATAAGAGATATAGAGTTTCAGTTTTAACTCCTCAACTTAGGGATGGTGTTAGAGAATGGCTTTTGCCTTCTAGTCCAGATGCTTATCTTTTAGATTTAGGTCACAAACTTCCTATGGACGTTAAAAGTGATGGGGGCGTTACCCGAACAAGATTAACTCATAATAGCGGTTGGGAAGAAACCGGAGATGATGCAGAAATTCCAACTATTGTAATGGGTCAAAAAGTAAGTGTTTGGGATGTATCAGGATCACTTGATTATTACATTGCAGTAATTCCCGTAAGGCTATCTGTGGAATGTAGTTCCTAATGGCTATTATTAGTTCAGGATGCTGTTGCCAAGGAGACGGTACAGGATGTCCCGGTTTTACACATTGGATTTTATATCCTACTTGTAGAACAGATAACGGTAACGAATCAAGTGCATCTTGCAAAAAAGTTTCTTATACAGTTGCTTCAAATGCTGGTTGGCAAGAAGGGGATTTAATAGGGGTTTATGCTGTTTCTGGAACTTCATTACTTTATTTAAAAGAATGCTACAACCTTACTTGTGCAGCAGATACTCCTCCAGCAGAATGTTCCGCAGGAAACTCAGTGGATCCTTCATGCCAAGATCCTGATGAAACATACCCTCAAGATTGTGTTGACGTAAGTAATTTATTTGCATACCGAAGACTTGGAACTTCGACTACAGGCTGTAATGTTTGTTGCAATGGAGACTCTCCCTGTGGGGGGTCTATAGATGACGATATTCCTAGTACATCTGCTAGTGATGGTCGATGGGGTGGAGGATTTGCTGATGGCACATGGCCTTGCGATGCAGAATTTAAGTATTGCGTAGGAATCCATCAAAATAACATAGGTGGAAATAATGCTACTAATCCTACTGACTCTAAATGTTTAAGCGTTTCAGATGTTTCTGCTGCGGTAACTAATGGTGCAGTTGCTCCTCAAACATCATTAAGTATTAGTTCGGCAACCTATAAAGTAGATACAGGTGCAAATGTTTCAGTATCAGCTCCTTTAATAACTTGGGAAAATGATGGAGCTTTATACCTACGCTTTAGATTAAAAGTTACTTGGAGTGAAGGAAGCTACTCTCCTTCATCAGATTGTTGTAAGACTGGAATTAATTGTTCTACTGTTGATAATTGTTGTCCTTGCGGCAATAGTTCAAATCCATTAGGAACATTTTGTCAATGCTCTACAGATACTCCAGATCCTAGCTGCGGTGTATTAGGAGGACTTCAAATATTAAATTGTTGCTTTGATACTACTAGCTGTACAACTTATGATTTTTGTAGCCCTAAAGCAGGTCATTCATGTACTCTTGGAGATGTATTACATCAACCGGGGCTACCTATTGGTGGATGTTGTGATGGTCCTTTTAGTGGCGACACTACATTTCAAAATATTGTTTTTTTTAGGACTTTAAAAATTTACGTAGATGAAGGCTCTCCAAACGATACTAATGGATTTTTAAAAGCTAGAACCTTTAATCCTAGCGGTAATGAGTGGAGAGATAATGATCACTGGCATTTTCCTCCAAATGATGCAGGAGCATACAACGAGCCTTTAGTAGATCCAAATCTTAACATCTACGATTTACAACCCTGTTCAGCTATGCGTCCAGTTGCTACTCTTAAAACAATTCCTAAAAATCCTTCTAACTGCTCAGGTGGTTGTAATAACTTTGCTGGCACTTATACTTATGATGAATACTTTGTATCTCCAGATGAACATTGCCATTTTGCAAGATATAGAGCGGATGATTTGACCCCTTTTAAACCGGGAAGCTCTAGTAGTTGCGGGGGATGTTCTAATGGAACTGTAGATCCTACAAAATTTCATCGTATTAGATATACATTTACAATAGGTACAACAGGAGAACAATGGTGAAACCTAAAGAAGCAACTATTATTAATCCTTCTGATACCCCAGAATCTCATAGTGTCCCTGAAAAATCACTAATGACTTCTATAGAACAGACTTACGATGAAAAACCTGAAATGACCGCAGAAAATATCATGGCTTATGCAAAGGCTAAAACTTCTTTATTGATAGAGGGGCAAGTATCTAGGAAGGTATATAAAGAACGTAAATCAATTTGTTTTTCTTGTCCCAACAGGGCGGAATCTCCTGATGACCCTTTAGGGTATTGCACTTCCTGTGGGTGCGGAAGAAACCCCAAGGCTAGATTAACTGTTAAGCTAAACATGCCAAAGGTGTCCTGTCCAATAGATAAGTGGGGGGAATCAAAAGGCGTACAAAGAAACCCGATTAATAGAATGAAACTTTGGCTAGGTAAAAAACTTATAGGTATCCCAAATGACTGAACGAAATAAAAGATGGATTTACTCTACAGTTGAAGCCTCTGAAAATAAGAGCGTTGACCGCTCTGGTCTTTCAGGCAAAGACATTGCTAACCAAGTTGTAGGTATTGATGGTTCTGTTAAATACGGAATGCGCCCTAGTAGTGGTTTCCGTTTATATAGGGAACTAAATATAACTCAAGACTTTAATAGCACTGTAGGTTATACCCATACAAAAACCTCTACTGTAACAGACTTCTTTCCTGTTCAATTTCATATTTCTGAAGGCAACTTCGGTCAAG